GTGGGCCTGCTGGTCCACTTCGCGGATGGTGTTCAGGGTCTTGCCATGGCCGGGCTTGCCGGTACGGATAACGAGCATGACGGCGCCTCCTTATGCGTCGATGGAGGTGCCGCCCGGCTTGCGCCAGACCTGATTCCGACGGCGGTCAGTGGCCTTGTCGATCCCGGCGAGCATGAAGCGTGTCGAGATGGCGGCAAAGTACAGGTTCACCACCACATCGAACTTGGCCAGCCCGAGAATCCCCTGGATCACCGGGCCGACATCGCCCATCAGCCCGAACAGATAGTCCTGGGCTTGGCCAATGATCATGTTGAAGCCGACATAGGTCACGAAGCCGAAGCCGAGGATCTTCAGGACCATCTTCACCAGTGGGCCAAGGATGATGACGAGCATCTGCACGATGAAGAGAAACTGCATTATTGACCTCCTACGGAGCGGCCCACGTACAGGGCAGCCAGGACGGTAGCGACAGCGACGAACAGGCCGCTCAAGTCATTGGCGGCGCGGCATAGCGGCTCGTAGCTGATTTCGAAGGAACGCCCGCCACTGGTGCGCAGGCTGAAGGTTTCCGCAGCGGGACAGCTGGCCGGAAGGAAGCGGGTGCCCTGGTTGACGAAGGTCGGCAGTTCGATCTCGCTGCTGCCTTCGTCGAGCTTGAACTTGTCGCCCTGCACAGCGGCTTCGATGGCGGATTCGTGTTTCTCGAAGTCGGCCTGCTCTTCGGCGTGGCAGCGCAGTTCCTTTTGCTGGCGGAGGATCGCGCACTGGACGGCATCACCCGTGCACTTGATCTCGGCGTTACAGGCTTCACCCTCTACGCTGGGCTTACCGCACTTGTTTGGGTCCTTGGCCGGGTCGCACTCGGCCTCGCCATCGTCTTCGCCCGATCCGTCTCCGTCTCCGTCTCCGTCACCACTGCCGTCGCCCGAGCCGTCACCAGACCCATCACCGGAGCCATCGCCACTGCCGTCTCCTTCGCCATCCCCATCCCCATCCCCATCACCGTCGCCGTCGCCGTCGCCGTCGCCGTCATCACCATCGCCGGGATCATCAGGGTCGGGCTTCTCGGTGTCGTCACAGCCACCGACCTCGACTTCGGGATCACATGGCGGGGGCGGCTCCTTGCTGCAAAATGTGCCGTTCCAGGCGTAGCCGTCTGGGCATTGGTTGTCAGGATCGGGCGTTGGGGTTTCGTCAGGGTCGGTCTGCTGGCCCGGGTTGCCCGGTTGCTTGCGGGTGTCTTCGTTGCACTGGATGCCGTTGCCGGTATAGCTGTAAACACCAAAGACCCCTGAAGGGTCGCCGCTGCTGTAGACGTAGACGTTGCTGGCCGGCGTGAAGCCGAAGGCGTACTGGCAGCTATTGGCGCAGACCGAGCCCGGCGGATCGATCACCGGCTGGCCAACGGCTTCTTTCATCTTGTGTTCGTGGGTGACAACCTGGCCGATGGTGGCTTCGCAGGCGTTAGTCGGTGCATCGCACTTTCCAGTGGCAGGATCGAACACGCCGCCAGAAGGGCAAGTATCACCAAGGCGCAGAATATTGGACGAGGCTACCCGGCTAGAACCGGAGTTCTTATAGGTGACTCGGCATCTCCACTGCGTTTCAGTTGTTCTGGTGAGTTCTTGAGCAACGGATGTATTAGAGGCTGTCTCATAAAGGCCCATGTAGTAATTACATGCAGCGGGCGGATCAGAAAACTGTCCGTAATCGGAACCGGCTGACAGGGTCCAGTAGTAGTCGGCCGACCAAACAGGCAAAGCCCATGTGAACAGAAGAAAAGCGATAGCGACCGAAATCCGTTTCATCCTCACACCCGCCCAAAAAACACGAGATAGAACGCCAGGGTGGTCAGGATCAGGACGTACAGTTCGTAGCTCATTGGCGTTTCCCTGGAAGAGAAAACCCCGCCGGAGCGGGGTTTGTTTGCTTCGGCACATGCAGTGCGCAAAACCCCGGTTACAGGGCGCGGCGCATGTACTTGAACGCCATCGCGGCGATGATCACGGCGAACACCGCCCAGCCGATGGTGCCGACGTCGGTGCCCGCGGTGTCGAGGGCCTCGGTGGCTTCGGCCGGGACGGCGGCGTAGGCCTGTTGAACAGCCAGCAGGCCGGTTGCAGCAGCGGCGCCCAGGGAGCGGCGCAGAGTCTTGGTGTGTTGCATGGTTGATACCTCACTGTTTCAGGGCTTTTTTCAGGACCAGGAAGCCGAACACGGTGGCGAACAGAACAATCGCTTCGCCTTGCAGCTCGGAGACTTGGTCCCAGGTGAGTGCAGAGCCGTAGAGGCTTTGCATTTCCTCGACCGTGAGGGCGACCAGCGAGCCGGAGCAGATGGGCGAACCATCGGCGCCTTGCAGCCAGTCACCGTCACAGGCGAGGAAATTCATTCGCCGGCCTGCTCAAGGTCGGCGGTTTGTTCGGAGGGTTCGCAGTCGGGGCAGACGGCGAAGTGGGGCGGCAGGCTGAGATCCGGCAGCAGGTCGCTTTGCGGCGCGGGCAGCGCCATGAGCTTGCCCATGTCGTTGCCGCAGCAGTCGCAATACACCCGGTCATCGATCAGCATGGCCGCCCCCCCCGGTTAGTTGGCCTTGGCCGGGTCGCCGGCTTTGGCCTGGGGTTGAGCTGGGGTGCGCGGGGTTTCGGCAGCGGCGCGGGTCTGGACGGCTTCGAGCTGGAGCGCCAGATTCTTGCCCTTGTTCTGCCCACCACGGGCAATCTCGAAGTGGATGCGCACCAGTTGCAGCGGCTCGAACTTGGCGCCGGCTGCGAAGATCTCGTCTGCTACTTCGTCCGCTGCTGCCATGCCGATGATCGACAGGCCGTGTTCGGTCTTTCCGTCCGGCTCATCGCCGTAGAAGACCTTGATGTACTTCTGGCCCGCTTCACCGTCGAAGCGTTGAGTGCCGAGAAATGCAACTTCCATAGTCGAACGTGCCATCTTGTATTTCCTCTCTCTAGTTGCGCTTTATTGCGCTGCTTTGCTTTCTGCAGGCCGAGCGATCCCGAACGAGTGAAAAAGCAATTTCACTGCGACCGGCTTTTTGCTTGGCTTGCGGGTTAAATCTGTAGCTCTAGTTATACGCTCTTGAAACGGTATTTTTTCATACCCAAGGAATTATCAAGTCGCGTGGTTTATTGGCATGAATAGCGACGAACTGACACTTACCCACCACGCTCAAAACAAAATTAATTAATAAACCTTACTCTCTAAACACCAAGGGCTCTGCCCTTGTAATCCCGCTCTTGCCGCCGAGGGCTCGGGAGCGCGGGAGGGAAAAGCTCTCCCGCACTCACGAGCGGAGGCTATTTCTGTTCGTGCAGGGTCAAGGGTGCGCTCCGCCCGTGCTTCCGTTCGCCGGATCGATGAAGCGCAATCCGACGAGCCGGGAGCGCGGCCCTGGACCTGCTCGGCTTCGGTCGAGGTTTCGCCTAGAACGGGAATTGCTCGCTCGGCGCCGAGGTTGAATCTTGGTAAGCAACGCTCCACCACTTCGCGGGTCGGTCGGGTGGCGTGTGTTTCGCGCATATATAGGCCGGTTCCACTTTCCATTCCGAGTCCAGAGGCTTCCAGGTTCCACCGATGCAGCCCATTTGCAGCGTGCGAATCGGCTGCGCATACGCGGGGCGGCATTGGGCGCATTGTGTGGACCGGGAGAGAGCGGGTTTCGCCATTTCGCGTCTGGACCAGCAGACAGAGCAGTCGCAGTCCTGAGCGTGCGGAAGGCGTTGATAGCTGGCCGGCTTCTGCATAGGTCACCCCCTCCCCTGGCTTTCCGTAGGCGGCGCGGATCATGCGGAGCGCTCCTCTTCATTGGTGCTGGGCGCAACCTGGGCGAAGGACGATTCCAGGCGGATGACGATTTCGGCATTCAAGGAGCGGCGTGCAGCCCAAGCGGACTGCTCGACCTGGGCGCGGAGTGCAGCAGGCATGCGCAGCTTGAATTGCGGGTCTGTGCGGCTCATTGGTTCACCCCCGGAAAACGCACCAGACGGGTTTTGCCCAGCTTCACGCTCTCGACGGTGCCAGTCCTGACCCAGCCAGCGACCGTATCCACAGACACACCGGCCAGAGCGGCGAATGCGGCTTGCGTATAGAGAGGAGGATTCATGCGGTCCACTCCTGCTCCAGCAGCCAGCTACGCAGCAGCGCACTGTTAATCATGCGGCGCTTGCCGAGCTTTACGGTGGGGAGTACGCCCCGGTAGACCCAGGCGCGGGCCATGGAGCATGTCAGGCCGTTACGTTCCGCCCAGGCTTCGACGGTTTCCACGTCCTGCTGTGGGGCGATCAGCTTTGAAGGTTCTAGCTCTTCCAGTTCCATGCTCGTTCCGTCACTATTCGTGGCAATTCATGCATTAATGCATTGACGAATAATTCGTCACTGAGAGAAATACCACAGACGAATAATTCGTCACACAAATATTTCGTCAGTGCTTCTTAGAGCATTTTGGAATGATTGAAGAGCGTTTAAGAACACTTGTTCGCCACATCGGGCCTGCAAAACTTGCTCAAGCCTCTGCGATCAAGAATCGTCGTCGATGGCAGACCGTAGCCACGGACATGAAGGTCAAAACTCGTATCGAGGACATGGAAGAGCTACTGAAAGCGTTTCCGCAGTACGAGCTATGGCTCTGGAAGGGAGAATCTGACCCCGATAACGGGCAGTTTTCTCCCAATCGGGAAGACCTTCCTGTTACACAAAAGGCATATCCGAAGAATAACGACTAGCTATTGCCTCCTAGCAGATCACCCTTCAAATACGGAGCCAGATAATGAAGGTAGCATCTCATTTAAAAGATCATCGCATTGACGCGTCCAACACGCTGATTGAAATGGAAATAGGAGAGTATGAAACCTTAATCAAGGACGTACTAAAGAACAATATATTCCAACGCAAAAGAGTGCGCTCTTCTAAAACCGTTTACTCTCTACTCAAGCAAGACCTGATGCGCCAATGCGTAATTCCTCCAGTCGTCTTAGCACTAACCTCCGACATCGCGGACTATAACGAGAACGAACCCGATGATGATGTAAGGTTTTTAAACTGTGTGCGCGCGGCAGCCGACAATTTAGTAATATTGGACGGACTACAACGCACATACACGATCCTAGACTTAATCACAGAACTCACAGACAAAAACGACATTGAAGCGCTCAATACCGTCAGAAAGTCAAAGATTCGGGTAGAGCTATATGTTGGCCTTAACCGTCTAGGCATTCTTTATCGCATGCTGACGCTTAATACCGGCCAAACGCCTATGTCCTTACGCCAGCAAATTGAAATTCTTTACTTGGACTACATAGAGAGCGGTGTAGACGGCGTAGAGCTCTTGCGGGAAAACGAAGGAAAAGTCGCAAGCAGGATAGATCAGTACAACTTCAAGGACGTTGTAGAAGGCTTTAACGCCTACCTTGACAGAGATGAGCTGCCCATCGAGAAGGCAGACATTCTGGAAAACATTAATAGTCTGGAAAAACTTTCTAAAGAAAACCAAGGCACCGAACTTTTCGAAAAATATCTTGAAGCGCTTCATAAGCTTGTTCTAAAGGTAGATTCTATTTGTGGCGATGCAGAACTTTCCCAGGAATATCTTGAGCAAAATAGCTCCCCCTTTGGAAAGCGTGCACTACAAGTCATTAAAAAACCTCAAGCAATGTCAGGTTTGGGGGCGGCGATAGGGAAGCTAATTGATTTCGAAGCCGTGAAAAATGTTGATGAAATAATTGACACTATTGAAGCATTGCAAGCTGATGATCCAGAGGAGTTCCTCGAAGAGATAAACAACTCACTCAATTGGCTGAAGAGCAACGCTAGCAAGATTGGTAACGCTCAAAGAACGTTCTTTAGCTTCTACTTCAGAGACCTCTTCAACAAAGACTCTGATAGTTATGCAAACCTAGTCGCTGCAAGTAAAAGCGCGCTAAGAAAATATCAATCTCAGAACATGTGAGCAGAGCATGGGATTGATACTACATGACGAAACCGGCCCAAGCACATACCAATTCGTAGGCCGGGAAAATAATTTATTCTTACTATGCAACGATAACGGACATTTTGCAGAGATTTATACACCACTAAACCTGGATGATGAGTATAAAGACGAGCCATTCGACATCTATTTTCTAGCAAAAAAAGATGTAGTTGAAAATGAAATCTACCAAGTATACTCATCACAAAGTCGTATAGGGTGGTGTATCCCCATTAACGCTCTAGGCTCAGACCTGCATGATTATGCGGATCACTCACATTTTCTAAAGTACGCCTACAAAGCCATCGAGGGTGCTCTTCGATATCCGGACGATAGTAATATCTATAGGGCGACTGCAGAAATAGATCACTCAGGACAAATAAATTTTCTAAATTTATTCCACCCTTACACCGTAATTCTAGTCATATGCAGAAATACAGTAACCCTCGAAAATCCTTTTATTTTTGAGCACTGCATACCGTCCCTGGTCAAAAATGGTTATCAGCCTTTGACAACCAAAAACCCTTCTCAAATATGTCACGTAGGTATTCCGCCACAAGGCAGCAGACTAAGACTCAATTCTGCGGCAGTAGGCATTGAGAACTTTGACGTAATTCTTTCAATTTTAACCTCAGTAATTGCATACGAAGGAAATGCAGTATTCCGATTCTTCTATATCTACCAAATATTCGAGCTACTAATAGAAAGCATTTTAAAGCTTGAACAAGAGGAGGTCATTGAAAACCTATATCAATCCAAAGCAGACCCAGCCAAGAGCCGTGAGATTCTAAAAAACCTAAAAGATATGACTAGCGAGCAGGAACGCCTAAGGCTTCTTGTCACCAAGTACAGCAATTGCGCTGCTGAAGCCCAGGAGATAAGAAGAAGTTGCCAGAGCCTCACAACTTCGCTCGGTCTAAAATCGGGGAATAGCTTTGAGGAGTTTTTTTACCCGATCAGAAATTTTCTGGTGCATAGACTTCGGGAGTTCCCTGAGGAGAGCGTCAGCCAACTGGAAGATGTTGTGCTACACACCATAGACTATGTTTCTAAGATACTAAGTAAATTCAACGCAAAACCAGCATCGTAACAGAGCAGTTTATTTAGAAAAAAAGGGACAGATTCACTTAACAACCTCGATCACTGAGCAAGGAGGCGTGATGAGATCAGACTGGGATGATGCACCGGAATACCTACGCAACAGAAAGAAGCCTAGCCCCTGGCGGTTCTTGGCGATCCTGGGTATCGGTTCCGCGGTACTCTCAGCACTGGCATTCACGTTCGGCAAGCCGGTAGTACTGGACGTAAACCAGATCAAGCAAGGCATTCATGTAGGCGGCAAGCCTTGGTTTAACCAAGAGCCAGAGCAGCCCATGCAGCCGGCTAGCCCTTCCGTTGCAAGCTACGAAGCCCCGGCAGCAGAACCGACACCAGCGCCCCAGCAGCGGCAGTTGAGCCAGGAGGAAATCGAATGGTTCGAAGAGCGCACAGCGGAAGCGATACAGTCCCGGCAAACATCGTTTAACGATAGCAACTACACGCCCCGCCCCGTCGCCAACACGATGCAGCCACCACCGGCCCGCTACTACGCAGCCAACTCCACCAGCAGCACGCAAAAGCGCTCCGTTTCCCGCCAGACTCACCTCAGCAACTGGAGCTGGGAGAACGGCCACAACAAACAGCGCATCAGCGGCCAGTTTGAGTGGACAGTGGTAAACGGCCAGATCGACTACAACAGCGTGTGCCAAAACTACAAACGCGGCTCACTGGTCTACCGTGACTGTCGCAAAGGTGCGAAGGTTGCATTCAAGAGGATGTGCAGCCGATATGAGCCGGCATGCGCTGCCGAAAACAATTTCTTGCCGTGA